GCTTAACATAATAATTATCAAAGTATCTAACTACTTTTTGTAAACTATTTGTATCTGTGCTGTTTGGTAAGTTACTATATGTTGTCATAAATTAAAATAATTTTCCTAGTGATTCAGAAGTATTTACTGCTTGTTTAGACAGCTCAAATATCCATAAAGTCTTTGCTGCCGCCGTAGCAGACTCAACTGTTCCACCGTCAACTAAAACTTGATTTGCGGCCTGAGATGCCTTTGTATTAATAGACGATTTAAGTGAGTCAGGCATTGCATTGTAAATTGATTTTAAGTCTATGTTGGCTGTTATACTGCTTACTACGCTAGCCACAATTGCATCAGATCGTTCACTAGTAGTCAATGACGCCGAGTTAGACTCAACATAGAAAGACACTGTGCCACCACCTAATATTAATCTTGCTGCCGCTGGCGCAAGTAATTCTGGATTAGATTCTGTTGCGTATATTTCTGTAACTGCTTTGTTTGCTAAATCATATAACTCAGTTTTTTGTGCACCACTCAATGCAGTATATGTGTCTACTAGTTCATTACTTGGATTACGTAGTAAAGCATCAACTGCGTTACCGACTATTGCTCCAGTATTCAAGTTGACTGTTCTAGAGGCAGTATTGTCAACTACTCTAGTCTGTGGTGGCGGAAGTTGTGTTGTAACTCTAGACGCTGTTGGACTTATATTTGTTCTTGGTTTTGCTTCAGTATAAAATTCACTAAACGTTGGCTTAGGTACCGATAACCCTTCAACTGCTCCAGTAGTAGCATTTACTAATGAGAACCCAATAGAGCTAAGGGTTGCATCACGCACTTGTTGATTAACTAAATCTTGATTTAAATTATTTGCATTATTGATTAATCTAAAACCTTTTAACAAGGTAGTAAGTCCTTGTCGTGGATCAATGTCTGGATTATCTTTCATGTCCTGTAGATCTTGGAACAGACTTGTGCCGTCTGCAATTAATCCATTTGGTCCATACAAGCCACCATCAAAGCGACCAAATATTCCGCCAATAGGACTTGGATCTAAATCATAATGTATGTCAGTCCAGCCACTAGGAGTGTAACGAGTAACTTTACCTTGACCCATATACATACCTTCATATTCAATAGTAATGTTATGTTCAAGTGTGGCTTTAGCATCTGCTGCCAATGTATCCATATTCCAACTTCTAATCTTAGGATTAATAAGTGTATGCAAGAAAAATTGTTTTCTACTCAGCTGATATATTTCAATACTGCGTATCATTGGCTCATTGGTATTTGTATCTAATCCGTACTTGGCAGGATCAGTTGTAGTAACATATCCAGGGTCACTTGGATTTGAGCGTTCTAATAATTGTTGTTGCGTAACAGGTACAGGCTTTTGGTATCTGTTCTTTGGGTTGATTGGCACAATGCCAGGCTTAGCATTGTTGCCACCATAGTAACTATCTGCACTATGATACTGATAATACATCTGCCAAAATTCTCTAACTAGTCCTTTATTATCATCATGTAGGACCATGTTAAGAGGCTGATATGTTATTTTTGAATATGTTGGTTGTTTTTTATTGTAGATGTTTAGCGTTGGGCCGTCAAATGTAACTTTAGGTAAATCACATTTCTTAACCAGCATGCCTAACTCTAAATCTTGTCTACTTGTGCGCCACGCTTCACCGTCTGCAACATTGGGGTTTAATCTAAATCTTACAAAGTATAAGAATCCGTGCTTAGGAGCCAATCTATAAAAGTTCTGTATGAACAATCTATTGGCATGCTGGGCGTCTTTTAAGTTCGTATTAGCTAGATCACCGCCGACGCTGTTGAGAAAGTTAGTGAAGATATTGGCCATAACGATATTTATCCATTAAAAAAGCCTGGAATAAATCCAGGCTTTGATTCGCTCCCGAGTTCTATTAACCAGTTAAGCTAGTACGTAACTGACGACCAACAAATGTGCCAATACCGTTAGGATTGCCAGCGCCGTTCAATTGTAATGCATTATCATATTGAATAGATAATGAAATATCAACTGGAGCACTTTCTGCATAGGTTAGTTCATTGTAATTAATGTCAGTTAGGAAACATCCGTACAACTCAAATGTTTCTAAAACACTCGGGTCTTGTCCACCGTTACCGCCATCAAGTAATTCAATACGCATTGTGAACTTGTAGTCACTTCCTGAAGAAGCACTTACTTGCTCTAACATATCAAATTGCTTTTGTACTTGCTCACCAACTAGTCTACTTACTTGACCGTTGACATCGTCACGCACTGTCATTGTGATTGGTTGCCATGTATGCTTACCAGCGTAGAAAATCTTGCTGTTGTAAACATCCACAGTTTGCATATCAAACTGAACGTTTGGACGAGCAACTGTCATTACTTGTTTAGTAAGTTCAGTTGTTGGTTTTGTTACGCCAAAATTATCTAGTAAGACTCTAAATCTATACTTGAGCTTTGGCATCAAGAGACCTTGGCTAGTTGCGCTTTGGCCTCCTGGGATTGGTACTGTAAATCTGCTTAGACTTGAAATTGCCATTTTATAAGCTCCTTATTATTGACGTGACTTAATATCGCCTACATTCTTCAGTCTCAATGGAATGTAGATAAATTCAACTGCTTTGACTGGCTCAACAGCAATATCAACATAAAGTTGGTTGTTGCTGATAACTGACGAAGTGTTGTTTGTCTCATCGCATACTACGATAAAGTCATACACACCACGTAAGCTGACCAAGTCTAGCATTAGACTTTCGCACACGTTTTTAATTTCGCTACGTGTTTGCTTGTCGTTTGGTTCAAACAAGAATGGCTTAGTAATAATACCTAGCTGTCTACGCAAGTAACTTACTAGACGTGCTACGTTAATACGATCCAAACTACTGTTTACACCTGTTTTTGTATATTGTCCAAATGCAACTAATCCAGCGCCTGGAATATTTGTAATTGGGTTAATCTTAACTTGCGCCATTTGATCACGAGTACCTTGGTTCAAGCTAACTGGNATAAAGCTACCATCTTTTAGATATCCAACGCTTGTTGCGTTAGTAATACCNCCACGACGTGTTCCAGCTGGAGCAAACCATTGATAAGATCTTTGATCACTTACTGCAATTGTTCTTAGCATTAAGTGACTTGCTGGCACAACAACATTGCTACCGCTTAGGTCAGTTGTCAATCCGCTTGGATAGTAAACTGCTAAATGGTCATTGGCTGTATGTAAACCTTCTTCACCGTCAATGCCAGTATTAAAATAATCAGTACCGTAGTTGATCAATTCACTAGCAGTGCTGCCTAAACGTAGTGGTGTGTCACCAACTACCAATGCAGTACCGTTACGTGAACTATTCAAGTTAACCATGTCGCTGATCAATTCTGGATATCCAGGAGTTGCAATCAAGTTAAAGAAAATATTGTCTTCGTCTAGGATACGTTGATTTGTATTGATTGCAACTTTTAATTGACCAACAACAAATGCACGTTGTGCCTTACGACCAAAGTAGGCAACTTGATTTAGATCAGATCCGCTAATGCTTACCCAACGATCTTCAAAGTAACCTGCCATGCTCACGCCACCAATTCCAATATCCATACGGGTATTTTTATCACTGGTTGTGATATAGCTTCTCTTGTATTGCTTAATGTTAAATCCGCTTCTACGTGTGTTCCACAATAGCATGCCACGTGGATATGCCGCAGGATCTGGAGCATCAAAGTCAATAAAGTCACTGCTAGCTAATGCTGTAATAGTACTAGCTGTACTTTCGTCACCTGCTGTTGCCCAACGTGCGTCAGCAAAAATAATACCATATTGACTTGTGTGGTCAGTAGTATCAATTGCGTCCCATGTTTGTGAAGTTATATTCCAACGCTTAATGCTACGGCCATAACTGTCTTGAACACTAGTGTCTACCCAAAGATCGCCAACATTAACTGATGATGTGGATGGCTTGGATGCTTGTACCCAAACTTTTGCATCTGGATAAACTTGCTTCAAACCTTTCCATGTTGTACCATCATGTATCATGATGTCAACTTGGTCTTGGTATGTTGCGTACCATAATGTACCGTCTGCTGGTGCATCTGTAGGCTGTGTTGCTTGTGCAAAGTAGCCGTCACCAACACTGCTTAATGGCTTCCAATTACTAATTCTTAATTCGTAGTTGCTACCAGTTGGTCCAGTGTAAACGTTAGTTAGTGCATTGTTGAATCCCAATGTACCCCATGTTGCGCCATCTAAGTAAATTTCTCCACCCAATGCGTGTGTCAATACTAATTGACCACCAACATAACTTGCTTCAACGTTAACTAATGCAGAGTTGTTAATTGCTGTACGCAATGTTTCTAAGCTAGTACCTGTAGTCAGAGTTACAACATTCAATGTTGCACTTCCTTTAACTGTTTCTGCAATACTAACTGTAGCACTGCTCAATACAATGGTATTAGCAACTGTAACTGCGGCAATTGTTGNCCCAGAGTTTGCTCTGTACATAATTTTAAAGTTGCCAACGTTAGTTTGATCAAANTTTGCGTTCACAAACAATGTACCAACTGCTAAGCCACTTCCACCATTTAGTGGATCTAATTTAGAAATTGCATCAGCAACAGTAGCGTGTACTGGTGCATCTTTAGTTTCAAACAAACGTGTATCTACGTTGAAACGTGTTACAGTCCACTTTGCACCCAAGTTAAACTCAGTTGTTTTAAACCATACACTGCCAGTTGGGGCCTTAGTAGCATCTGCACTAGACCAGAATGGCAATTTAGTATGNTCACTAAATTGTACTGTTAATGGGTTGTACGCACCTGCNACAATACCTAAATCGGAACTAGTGCTAGTTGCGCCAGTTTGTAATAGTGATGTAGTGACCACTGCTGTAGTAGCACCCAATGTAATAGTTGCGCCGCTGTTTGTTAAAAACTCTACAGTGTTGCCGTTTATACGAGCACCAACTGTAGTAATTGCTGGACTTGCTCCTGCTAAGGCAGCATTGATTCCGCTAACAAGTTCTGCAACTGTTGGACTTGAATTTGAACTACCGTTGATAGTGTATTCAACGCTCTGTGCGCCAACTGTAATTTTTAGACCGTATGTTGCGCTAGTTAGTTCTAGCTCGCCGCCTGTTAAAGAACGACTTGCAACTACTGGCCAACTTGATTGCCAGTCTGCAATTGTTGGGTTATTAGTACCTAGTACTGTAACTCCACTGCTACCAACTTTAACCCAAGTGCCAGCACTATTCTTGTACCATACAGAATTGGATGTTTCAACTGTTACTACTGCGTAATCGCCAATTGTTCCAACGCTGGATTTTGGTGCTGTGCCAGTTACATCTGATGATGAACTAACAACGATTGCTGTTTTAGAATTGAATTGCTGAGTTGCCGCATTCCATTCAAAAATACCAAAACGTGTCTTTGCAGTGTCTAGCCAATATGTGTTAGCAACTGGATCACCAACTGGAACGTTTGCACTTCCTGTTAATGCACCTAAATCAACAGCGGCACGTAAAATATATGCGCTGTTACTTGCTGCCAAATAGCTGTAGGCTGCAAANAGACCGTATTCGTTTAGTTCACTTCCTTGGAGCGCACTACCGCTTGCGTCCTTCTGGAATGTTGGAACACCAAATCTATCTGTTAAATCCTTTTGGCTNGTAGCCAAATATAAACTGTTAGCGTTGGCAGCAGAAGTGCCAAGGGCAATTCCAGTTCCAGACGCATTCGCTTTGTCCTGCGCGGTGGCTACCAAAATCAATGGTATAGTGCCAGGTGTTGCAGGATTATAAAAACTTTCATCAATGACGTTTACTTGTACGCCAGGTGATCCTAGTTGTGCCATGTGTTAATCTCCTTAGGGATCCTTGTTCAGTAATATTTAGTGATATTATCAATAAATTGCTTGTTATACCAACTGAAAAAGGGCACGAAAAGGGCTAATTAATAATATGAGTAGACCAATATGTAAAAAGTGTAAAACTAATCTTGCCGCAGTGAATTATCACAAGGAAGATAGGATATATTACAGGAAAGTATGCGATAGCTGTGCTAGAGGCACAACAGTGCTAGCACCTAGATGGAGTCGTACAGGCTATAAGAAGAAAAATAAGTGTGACAAGTGCGGGATCACAAGCAATCAGTCTGTTATATTTGATGTATACCACACTGATGGAAATCTTAACAATTGCGCACACAGCAACTTAAAAACTGTGTGCTCCAATTGTCAAAGAATACTGGTCAAGCAGGGACTAGGGTGGAAACAGGGTGACCTTCTACCTGATTTCTAATAGCTTGATATAAGTCATCTATNGTTCCNTTGTTTTCNATAACAACATCTATATTGCCNCCAACCCATGCAGTTTCACTAGCATGAATTCCGAGATTTTTAATCTTCTCTTTACTCAGTGCCCAGTTCATATTTTGAACTTCGCCCTTATTCATACTAACTGCGGCATCATACCATTCGGGCTCTTCCCCACGTTTNACACGAATAACAATTCCACCTGCNTTATGAATAGCTTGGATTTCATTAGGGAAACGCACGTCACTGATCACAATATTATCAGTTGTTTTACGCATCTTGTTCTCTACTGANGCAATCCAAATATCATCGTGGAATCCTTGACGACAAACTTCAGTACCCCAGTATTGTAATACCCAACGTGGTGTTAGNTGAGGCATGTTTAGACGTTCTGCCCACCACGGATCTACTTGTTCACGCCAATCACGTGCTTGTTTAGTGCGCCCTTCCAAAAGAACGCGGTCCCAACCAAAAACGGCTGCAACCGCATCTTTAAGCGTATTTGCGAATGAGTCTCTACGGAACTCGTGAAAATTAACTAGATAGTCCGCGGCAGTATCTTTGCCAGAACCGATAAATCCTACAAACCCTATAATCATAGTATCCCCCAAGGTGTACTATAGTTTATGCGATTTGTGTTACAAAGTCAACGAAATTGATTAACCAGTTACCCAAGTATATCCACCCATTGCGGCTGGATCGCCCTTCTTCAACTGTTCTTCTAATTTTTCTTGCATTGCTAGACCTTCTGCTTTCAATGCCGCACCATTAAGTTGTGTGCCACCTTGTGGGCTTGCAATAGTGCCAAACTTCTCGCGAGCTTCGCCTAGCATAATTTTACAATTAGCTAAGGTATAATCTTTAATCCAAACACCAGCATATATATCTTCTAAAAATGCAAAGTCTGGACGCTCGTTGTACACCCACAATAATAATCTCTCATTACTCTGTGGACGTTGTTGAATAGTTAATTTATGTGATGTTGGCTGGAATGTGAAGCTGATATAACTACCAAACATCTTGCCCACTAGTTTTTGATATCCAGCAAATAGATAATATGTGGCCAAGCCGCCCATACTAGAACTAGATAGCAAATATGTGTTTGTATAAGCNAAGTTAAACGGTTCAAACAATGTTCCGCCATCNCCGCCNCCTGTACGTGANCCAATGCTTCTACGGAATACTTCTCTNACCTGTACGATTTCTTTTGGTAGAAAATACTCGTTTTGNTCTTGAACTAAATCTAAGAAACAATAGCTCTCTTCAACACTATTTGGACTGCGCTGTCGATATATTGCAAGGGACTTTTCAAGGGCAATTTCGTAGTGTTTTGGGTCAAGTTCGACGTCAACCATGCCGTCACCAAGGAAGGCCTTGACGTAATCAAACACTTTCTCTTTTTGGATTTTTAGGGGGTCTAATGTATCACTCATGCTTATATTTACCTTATCATATTCCAATAAATATACTACTATGCCAAGACTCAGTTTATACCGCCCAGAAAAAGCAAACGATTATAACTTCATCGACAGAGTTGTTTTAGAACAATTCTTAGTTGGAGGTACGGACGTTTATATTCACAAATATTTAGGACCCAAAGCACCGCAAGCGGGCGATGCTAGTCCTGCCCAGCCAACCAACACAAATTCTGTAGCCGAACTCGGAATCCAAGATTTGTTGTTATTGGAAACTAGAGATAGACAATATAGTGACGATATCTATATCATGCGTTGCATTTATAATATGCAACAGTTGGATTGGAGTATCACACAATTTGGACTGTTCTTGGCGAATGACACAATTTTTATACACATTCACTTAAATGACTGTGTTAAAAGAATTGGGCGCAAAGCGATGGCTGGCGATGTTATTGAGTTGCCGCATTTGAAAGATCCACATGCATTGAGCGATGCTACTATTGCACTTAGACGTTTTTATGTAGTTGAAGATGTACTACGTCCAACTGAAGGATACAGTCAAACTTGGTATCCGCACTTGATTAAATTAAAATGTAAACCACTTGTTGATAGCCAAGAGTTTAAAGCTATCTTGGACAAGCCTGCTGCCGATCCATATAGCCCATATGCGGCAGATGATACAACAACTGCCTTACGTGACTTAATCAGCAGTTATAATGCTAACATGGATATTAACAATGCTATATTGGCACAGGCAGAAGAAGATGCACCATTAAGTGGTTACGACACTGAAAGTTTATGGATGGTACCAGTTGATGCCAGTGGAAAAATAATGATACAAGATGCATCTGGAATGATACTTGATGCTAGTCAATACTATATGAGCATCACTGGTGATGACGGTATTGTAAGATATTTGAATAAAGATTGGACTCCAGAATCACTTACTGAAGATGAATTTTTAATTAACCCAACAGATTTAGAATTAGCTGACAAAGGCATTGTGATAATTGATACTAGTATTACTTTAAAGAGTCCTAGACAAAATTATTATCTAGGTTATTTAATTGGTGATTCAATTCCGCCAAACGGATATCGTCTAAGTGGTATGGGCGCACAATTTCCGGACCAAGCAGAAGAGGGCTTGTTCTTTTTACGTACTGATTTCTCACCTAGCAGATTATTTAGATTCAGTGGATCTAGCTGGCGTGTATTTGAAGANAATGTACGTATGACTATGACCAANACAAATACTCGCAAAACATTAAAGACTAGTTTCATTAATAACTCAAATAAAACTACTCTTGGTAATAAAGAAATTGACGAGCGTCAGTCATTGAGCAAGCCATTAGAAGTAGGAAAGAATTTAAAACCAAAGGCAGATAATTAATGCAACATTATTATGATGGTCAATTACGTAGATATTTGACACAGTTTATTAGAGCCTTAAGTGGGTTCAGTTACAAGGATAGCCAAGGTATCTTGAAAGAAGTGCCTGTTAGATTTGGAACTACTAACAAACAAGCGGCTGCTACACTGCGTCAAAATAGTGAGAACTTTGTGATGCAAGCACCGTTTATCAGTGTGTACATCAATAGTTTAGAACTGAGCAGAACACGTATGCAAGATCCAAACTTTGTCAGTAAAGTACACATACGCGAGCGAGAATATGATGAAGCCACTGGCGAATATACTAGTAACAAAGGATCAGATGTAACTGTTGAAAGATTGATGCCTAATCCTTATCAGTTAAGTTTAACTGCTGATATATGGACCACAAATATTGATCAAAAATTACAAATTTTAGAACAAATTATTGTGTTGTTTAATCCTGCAATTGAATTACAAACTACCAGTAGCTATCTAGACTGGACCAGCTTGACTACACTAGAGTTAATGCAGATAACTTACACTAATCAAACAGTGCCAAGTGGAGACCAAGAATTAGAGATAGCTTCTTTAAACTTTATGGCTCCAATATGGTTGAGTCCTCCTGCTAAAGTTAAACGCATGGGCGTTATTACTAGCATTATTGCTAGAGTGTTTGACGAACAAGGCAACATTACAGACGACATTATTAACGGTTCGTTAATGAGCAGACAGGTTGTTACGTTTGACAACTATGGTATATTGATCAATGATAAAGATAGCAACGGACAATACACTGCTAAACTTTTACAAAACAGCGAAGGTGTCACATCCAATATTAATTCTAAAAGTACCAAGTTAGGTGTTGATATTAATTGGCGTGAAATTTTACAAAAGTATCCTGGTCAATATATAGCTAATCTAAGTAAAGTGCAGGTTATGAAGCCAGACGGTAAATGGGCGCAAGCATCTGTTTCCGTAAATCCTGATGATGAGACACTTCTAAACTTAAACTTTAAAACATTTGACGACAGTTGGCCAACTAATACTGTAATTGGCGGACGTGGTACAATAGATGCTATTATAGACCCAACTAAGCCAGTTACTATGAATAAAGTTACTGGATTAAGATATCTAATTATGGAAGACATTACTATCACTGACAGAAACTACGGCAGTGTGAATAGCAGTTTGCCTGGTGTTGCACAGTGGGGAGATTTCACTGCTAATGCTAATGACATTATTGAATGGGACGGCTTCACATGGTCTGTAATTTTCAATAGCCAGCAAGTTAGCACACTTACCTACATAACTAATGCTTATACAGGCGTCCAGTACAAATGGAATGGACAGACTTGGACTAAGAGCATGGAAGGTGCGTATCCTGCAGGAAAATGGCAAATAATACTTTAAACACAAAACCAGCTGTAGTATGTAGTGGTGCATTATTTTATGCAAAAACAACAAAAAGATTCTTGTTTTTACAAAGAACTCAAGGCAAAACTGCAAGAACTTGGGGAATAGTAGGTGGAAAACAAGAGGATAGTGACAGCACTACATACGAGTCTTTAAAACGTGAAGTTACTGAAGAAATTGGATTTCTTCCAGAGATAAAGAAAACAATCCCATTAGAATTGTTTGTGAGTAATGATGACAAGTTCAGTTATCACACATATTTGATAATTGTAGATGACGAGTTTATTCCAAAACTAAATTTTGAACACAGCGGATGGGCATGGGCCACAATGGACTTACATCCAAGACCTTTGCACCAAGGACTTCGCAATACATTTTCCAATAAAACAATTAGAAGTAAATTAGAAACAGTATTTGATATTATAGACGTGATCTAAAATAATCAAGTCACAAAAAAGCCCCATTGCTGGGGCTTTTTGTTGAGCGTAATTTCTTACGCTTGGCTTTCCTTCCAGGAAATACGTGCTGTAACTGATGTTGCAGAACTTGTATCAGTTGGTACAATACAAACTGTAATTACGTCTGGACCGTTAGGGTAAACATAATCACCGCCTAAGATACTATTACCTAGTTCAGCAATTTCTGCTAATTCAGCTGTAACTGGACTACCAACGGCAGCACGGAATTCATAAATTGTAACGCCGCCGTTAATACTATCACTTGCAACACCAGTATGTTTAATAACTTGTGTTAGTGACGGAGCACCGTAATTAGCAAAGTATGCTTGTTGTGACAATGCACCGTTCAAGATCAACTTAACAGAAGCTGGTTTGCTATTAGCGTTACCAATAACTAGACCAACCGCCTGTAATGCAATACTCATGCGGTTAATAATGTCACGTTCACCAACTGCGCCAACTAAGCTGTTGTCTACGCTTGGAGCTAGACGCATACTTAGAATTGGAACGTTAATACCTGCTGAGCTGCCAGCAATACTAATAGTATCAGAACCACCAGAACCTGTTGCAACAGTAAACAAGTATGCCTTGTCATCTTCAAAGCCACCGTCCATAATTACGGATGCACCCCAGTGGTACAAGCTAGGAGCATAAGTTGGCGCATTGCCGTTCTTAATCTCATATCTTGCTGGCAAGTTACCAGAACGTAAGTAAGCTTCTGTTTCCTTGTTGTTATGAATGAACTCATGTACATACATCACGTGACCATCTGGACCTTTGAATCCAAAACGTACTTTACCTGCGCCGTACCAGCTGTAATCCATATAAGCCATCTGCATACGGTTAACAGCTAGAATTAGTCCGCTACGCCCTGTACCATCTGCCTTATCTAGACTCCACTGGTGTTGTGGAATACGCAAGTCTTGTGTTAAAGTAGCAACTACGTTGTTACGTGTTGTTCCACGATATGCTGGTTGTACTTGAATACTTGTATCACTTGTGATCTTAGTAATTCTGTAGCTCATACCACGAATAACAATACCATTTCCAACTTCTAATTGCTTACTAAAGTTAGTGTTTACACCAGTAACAGTGTTGGACCTATTAACAACGTTAATGGCTCCGCCAAGTTGCTTAGTTGAGTTACGACGAACACAATGTAATTCTTTACCATCATATTCAAAGAACATACCGTTTTGATCATCAAACATACCAGCACGTACAACAGCGTCTGCCCACTCATATACGAACAAGTTAGGGAATCCACGTGGTGCTAGATCATATGGAAGACCGTTAGTTACATATTTGAATGTGAAGTCATCAACTACAGTTGCAACTCGGAAGAATGTTCCACTTACTGGAGTTGAGTATGGTGCACCACGTACAACGTTTGCAATAATTGCAGTTGAGTTAGACTCAATTGCAGACTTAGCAGTTTGTATTGGAGCATCAGCCCAAGTAATACTTGGAGCAGTACGTGTTGCTGGCAATGCGGCATTCCCTTGATTAATGTTTGTAGCATTAACAACATCAGCAGTAACTTGTACTAGTGCTTGTGCAGTTGTAATTTCATTTGCACCTGCGTTTGTGCCAGTAGTATCTTGTGTTAACAAGTTTCCTACTGACTTAGTTACCGTAGTACCAGCCAATACTTCACCAATAATAGTCTTTAAACGACCATANGCAGCCACTGTTTGNACTCTGTGATCTGAAGCAATCGTTTCGTCTTGTGATGCAAAACCATAGAAGAAGAACTTTGACTGGTCATAAGTTGCACTATTGCCGCCATATAAAACGTCATATATGATTGCATTCACTGCATACTTAACGTCACGCTCGCACTTTGCGGTATCGTGGTCGTAGTTAGGATATGTTGCTTCTACCCACTTCTCAACTTCGCGTGCCATAAAGTCACGGTTATTAACTAAACGTGCTTTTGCTGCCAATTGACTTGAACTTGCATTAGTTGGGTTGTTGTAAGACAACGCATCTGCACTTGCTCTACCATTGTTGATGATATCAAGTACTTCATTCCAGAATGCATTACTACGTGCAGTTGCAGTAGCGTCTGCACTAACTCCTGCGAGCTGTGCTGTTGCATTACGGGAGTTAGTAATGTTACGCTTAACGCCTTCAGTGATCTCTAAACTGTTAACTTCTGCAATACCTAAGAAAACAGCATTGTAGTTAGTTCCTAATGCAACGTCATACGCCGCGCCATTGAACAAGTAAGCTAAATCACGTTCACATTTTACTGCTTCATATTCGCTTGAGAAACCTACATTTTCAATAACAACTTTGTTGCCAACAACTAATTTGTGTGGTCGGCGTGTTACCACTGTGGCATATAATGCGCCATCGTGTGTAACACGGCTAACGTCAACGCTTGGGCTAAAGTTAATACCTGATGAATATTGTAGACCTTTACCTGACTGGTAACGGAAATACTTACGAGTTTGACGAACAATACTTACGTTTGGTGTCTTACTTGCATTAATTTCAACACCGCCATCAAATGGTCTGTGGACGTTCATACAATCTGGACGTACATACAATTGTGTTTCGTTAACGATTGGCAATCCTGTTAAAACACCATCACGAATATTACCGTCGTTTTGACCTGTAAAGAACACACCGCCAGTAAACGTTGTACCACTAGTAATATCACCAGTAGTGTTATAACGAATCCAGCTTGATCCTGAAGCAGTTGCCGCTACCAAATAGTGTGCAAATCCGCTACCTGTATTTGTTAAGTCAATGCTTGTTGCCTTTAATGCGTTAGACAAGTTAGTCGCTAAACGAATTGTGTCGTCGTTTACACGAATAACATAATAAGTTGAACCGTCTGTTAAGCCACCAACAACTGTACCAGAGTTAGCTGGTCCAATGGAGTAATAAACCTTAGTACCAGTTTGTAATCTGTGATCTATGAGTGTAATTTCATCAGTGTTAATGTTAACAACTTGATTAATTAATCCGCTTACTAAATTAACAGTTTCTTGTGGGTTAAAGTTAATTGCTCTTGATGGGAACGGATCACTTACTACCATTTCTTTATCATTGTTAACTGCAAGAACTTGCATTGAGTAAGTAGCATGTTCTAACACATCAAATCTATGATATGAACCAGTGCCTAAGGCTGTTAAGTTGACCATATACTGGAAGTTACCAGAATCACCACTACCACCACGCTCTGCTTCTGCAGGGTTTGTGTGCAATGTGACTGTAGTTGCGTCTAATACGTTTACATAGTAAACTCTATTAGCTACTAATCCAGCAACAGCAGTTTGTGGTAAGCCAGAAACATATGAGTCATAATCACTTGCGGCTGCACCTGATGCACCACCTAAAGCGTCAATCTTATAAATTACTGGATCACCGTTACGTAAGCCGTGTGCTGCCGCAAACACAATAGTGTTATCAGCAACCACAACACGAGTTGCACTGGCACCATCAAAGTAAATTGTTCTACGCACAATTGTGTTGGACAATTTAACTGTGTCACCACCTCTATAACCTGTTAAGAAACGTGTGCTATAGCTTGGTAGTGTTGGGCAAACTTGCCAGCTGACACTATAACGAGCAGTATCACTAATTGGTGCGTTGTTTGTGTTTACACTAGCAGTAGTACCTGAAACGGCCATATAGTAGCTGTTTCTATATAATACTACATCACCATAGAAATAACTGTCTGAAGCGTTCCATTCACCTTTATATATTGTACCTGTTAAAGTTGGGTTAGTAACTTTAAATTGATGTACAGATCCAGTACCAACGCCTAAGATATCAGCACGGTCAGTGTTAGTATACGCACCTACCCATGTATTGTGTAGGGAGAACTGGTTGGCTGCTTGTCCTGCTGCCGCACCACCTGCTAGTGTACCAAATAATGCATTTGATACGAAGTACTGTCTACCGTTAATTAAGCCGTTAACTTGTGATCCGCCTGCCCATACTTGATAGACAACTCTGTCACCTGTACTAAAGCCGTGACTGTTAAACACAACACGATCTGAAGCTGCCAATACTGCTGCCGCTGAACTACCGTTAACCACAATGTCACGTGCCACAACAGT